GAGCTTCTACCTCACGAAGAATTGATGCTCTTTCAATAGCGGGGAACAGATTTTCTAGAGCTTGTTTTGTTTCCTCTAAATCGCCTCTAAGTCTTTCTAAACGTGTCGCCTCTTCTTCTGAAAGTATGGGTTTCTTGTTTAGTGCATCTATAGTTTCAGAAAGCGTTACTATGTCACCTGTAAGAGATGTAATTAGCTGTCTTTCTTCTTCCGTAGCGGTAGAAACAATTTGAACAGCTTCTATTCTAGAAGGAACGGGTAAATCAAATCCTGTTTCTTGAGCTCTTTCGATAGCTACTCTCAGATTAGCGGCAGCTAGAGCAATAGGTCCTCCAGCTTGAGTAGCCTGTAGGTATCTTTCAATAGCTCCAGCTTGAGTTTGAGCAATATCTTCTAGAGCTTCCCCTACCATATTTTGTGCTGTCTCTGCGGCTAATTGTTCAATAGCTTCTGTTTCGGCAACTATCTTTTGCTGTGTTTCAGTAGCTACAATTCCTTTTTCTATGGAATCTACTATAAAATTGCCCATCAACTCATTAATTTGTTCGATTTGTTCCTGACTTAGAACTCCCTCGCCTAATCCTCCAAGCAAAAATGCCTCTAGGGGACCACCACCTAGAGGTCGTTCTCCAGCCTGTCTTTGAGCTAACAGCGTTACTAAGTCCTGTGGAGTAACGTCTACTCCCGCACCTTCAAACTCTGGAACTCCTAGTTTTTGTAATGCTGGTATTCTATTTGCTAATGCCTGGATGTTAGACACCAAGTTAGTCATTAGAGTTCTAGAATTTATTATGAAAGTCTGCCACAGAGTTAGACTATCACGAATTTCTGCTTCAATTCTAGCGGTAACATCTTCGGCTGTTTCAACTTCACCCTCTCCAGCCTGTCTTTGAGCATCTACAAGTATTTCGGCCCATCTAGCTGTTAGATCGCCCTCAAAAGTTAAAAATGTGTCAAAAAACGCCGCAGCTAAAATAGCACCAGCAGCTGTCCAAATGGCACTACCTCCGGTAGCTACAGCTGTTAAGAATGATGTTCCAGCTACAACTCCGGCTTTTGCATAATCTCCTTGAAGTGCAGCTCCTCCAGCAACTATAGCAGGAGTAATTAATCCTCCAACTCCTAATCCAGCTATTCTGCCTAGACCAAGTTTTCCTACCAATCCAGCAAAGCCTTCATTCATTCTTCTAACCAGCTCACCAATAAACTGTGAATAAGTTACAGGAGTTAGAACTAACTGACCCGTAGGAGTAGCCTGTATTCCAGCTGCTCTTACTTGACCTCCAGCTGCTCCGGCTCCAGGTGGAACTCTATACCCAGCTACATTAGCAAATTGTCCTAATTGAGCTGCATTTGGAGAGAATAGATAAGCTAGCGCAGCTGGAATTTGTGATTCTAGGTATCTTCTAGCAGTACCAGTTCTACCTATAGCTCCTACTACGCTCAAAGCTGCCAAAGCAGGAGCAGCTGGGCCTAGAATTTGTACTAATCTAGTTACACCCTCTATTACCCCCGTAATAGCATTAGTTAGACCTGTCATTACTGACAAAGCTCCGCCTTCTTGTCCTAAAGTTTGTGCCAATTCAGAGAATGAATTAGACAATCTGACAATAGCAGAGTCTAGAGTTTCCATTCTAATTTGTAAAGCTTCAGCTGCGTCCCCCTGAGCTCGTTCAGATACCCCTGTCAGCTGAACTACCCTATTGTAGTTTTCCAATAGAGCTGCAAGCTGAGCTCCTCGTCTGAACCCACCTCCGATTACGTTAGTGATTTCAGAGACTTCTCTTTCACTTAGAACTCCCTCTTGTGACAGTACGGAAAGCTCTTGCATCAGGTCAGTGAATGATCTTACCTCTCCTCTAGTATTTCTTACTGCAATACCAAATCTAGCAAGAGTTTCCTCTGCTTTGGATGACTGAAAACCAGATATGAAACCTCTAATGGCATTACCAACTTCGTCGGCGGATAGCTTAGTAGCTTCCGCTAGAGTACCAACTATAGCATTTAGCTGGTCAGCAGTAATACCAGCATCTTCAGCGGCAGTACCAACGATAGCATAAGTAGAAGCTAACTGATTTAGAGATACGTTAGCATTTTTACTTACAGCCACCCACGCATCAATTACCTTTATACCATCACTTAGCTCTAAGTTAGCCTGACGTAGAGCGCCTACAAGAGTATCAAGTGATTCACTTTGTTCAATACCAGCCAGCTTAGAAAGCACCAGGGAGTCCCTTAGTAGCGCCTGAGTAGTCGCAGCTCTCTTAGCTGCACTTTCAATACTTCCTGTAGCGGCAAAAGCTTCGGAATAGCTATCAATAACCCCAGCTATATCTGTGCTTGTTTCTCTTGCTATATCTCCAGCTGCTCTAAAGATAGAGCCAAGAGCCGATGTAGTTTGACCTGTTACAATCTGAACTTCGGCTAGTGCTGTCTGTATCTCTCTGGCCTCTTCCATTAGAGCATTAAGCTGTCTCAAAGGCCCATAGATCAGACCAATAGCCACTGTCCACTTTAGAACCTCTACAGTATCTCTTACGATAGCATCACCAAAAGTTCTAAATCTTTTTTGTGTGTCGTCTAAGATGGTACCAGTTCTATCTAAGTGCGTGGTGAAAGTTCTTATTCTACCACCAGCACCTTCGGCACTAAATTGAAGTGTGGTAATTCCTGTAGAAAGTTCTGTAGTGTTTCTGGTAACTCTGGCGTTCGTCAGCCCTAGCTTTTCGAGTCTTTCCTGTAAAATACCAACATTTCTAGCACCAAAGGGAAGTGCTTCAAAAAACTTTTTATTAGCCTGTAATCCAGCTTCAGCTTCTTTACCAAAGATACCAGGATCAATAGGCCCTTTTCCTGCTTGAGGCCCACCCTTTGCTTGAGCGGCTTGAAGTCTCTCCAAGTTTTTAGTTACTTCTTTTAATTCTGTATCGTAAACCTGAATTAGCTCTATCTGTCTGGTTAAACTTCCCTCAAAACCAACCCCCCCTGTTTCCTTAATATATGCCTGTTGTCTACGTTTGGCCTCTGTTGCAGGGTCAAGCCCTCCAGCGATTTGCGTAGGATCACCAGTAAATCTACCAAAACCTGCCCCAAGTTGTAATAGTTCTCGTCTAAGAGCTTGTACCTCGGTAGCACTTCTGCCAGCTCTCTGTAAAGCTTCTGCCATCTGATTAACGGCTATTGAAAACTGTTCATAGTTTTCAACGCCTAATCGTTGAGTTCCTACGATACCAAGAGTACTCCCAAGTTTTTGAAACTCTTTTTCAGTTAATCTACCCTCTACTCCTAGTTTTTGTAATTCTCTTATTGCGACTGTTGCAGCTAAGCTAAGTTTTGAAGCACCTTCTATAGCTTTCGGGCTTACGACCTCTCCAACGGGTGCAACTCTCTGTGAAATTTGACCAACTACTCTTGAATATTCTTCTAGTGCCTCTCTGTTTCTCGGTACACCTAGCTGATTAAATAAAGCGTTGGTTCTACGTATAGACTCTTCCAGAGGGGTAGTTGTCCCCGCACCAATGTTTCGTACAGACTCTCCGTATTGAACGTGAGCAGCTCCTAAGTTAAGCAAACCAGTTCTCAGCTGTTCAATAGAAGCAGTTTCAAACCCTGCTCTATGAAGTGCAATAGAAAGCTTATTAACTCTATCTATAAGTTGGTCATAGTTCTGCAACCCGAATCTGGAAAGAGAGATAGAATTTAAAGCTAAGCTAAACTCTCGTAACTCAGCAGTTGTTATCTCACCAGCTTTGGCAAGAGATTCTAAGAGAGTTACCAGTTCTCTAACAGATTGTCTTAGGTTTTGTCCACCACCTGTAGGTGTAGTCATTTATTATCCTATCTCCGATTCATCAACATACAATACAAATTCATCCTGTGGAGCTGTTCGTTTGTCCTGGGGTTTAGGAAATACTCGTTCAAACCATCTATCTATTTCTTCAGTTGTTCCCCACCAGATCATAGTATCGGGGGGTCTCTTGTCTTTAGGAAGCTCAGAGAATGAGTCAATCTGAGTCCTCTTTCTTACCACATAAGAAATTGTCCAGGGCAGTTTATCAGCAGTTGGTAAATTTTCGTGCAACGGAATGTTGGAATTTCGTGCTATATTCCAGGCGGATGCTATTCCGTTGCTTCGTGCAATTTTTTTAGTATATCCGTACCAAGCTCTAGGCTTTGGTACTCGGACTTTAGAGTATTCTTCATGTGTGTATGAACATTTCTATATTCTTCTATAGATGAAAAAGTGGGCTGTGTAAATTCGAGATCATTGAAAGTTCCTAAGAATACACACATGTCATAGTATGCAGCTTGCATATACTCCTGGCACAGTCTATTAATTACTTCTTTTTCATATAGTTTATACAACTGGTCATCTGGTCTGTTTCGTAGCTCTTTTAGATGTCTGTCTTTTACTTTATCTATAGTCTGGTTTACAGCTTCTGAAAACACAAGAGGGTAGTTATCTATAGCCAGTTGGTAGTTTTCAAACTCCTCTTGTGTACCGTCAGATTTAGGCTCTTTGGGTTCAGGTACTGTAGTCTCTCTAATAGATTGATTGTAAATATCAGATATTCTAAGCAGAACTATAGCGTTAACTAGAACTTCTCTATCTTCAAACTCTCCAACTTCCGCTAGAAACGCAAGTCTTTCATCACTTCCGTCAGCCTTTAGATTTTTTCTTAGGACAGCAGCTTCTCTATAGCCATAAGTTCTGGCTCTATTAATGTCAGCATCTCCTACTAATCTAATATATACCTTTTCTTTTTGTCCGGTATAGCTATCAGCTATCTCTACCTCTTTATGCCATTTAAACAGTTGAGAAATATCAACATCGTTTTTATCAATTTGTCTAGTCATTTTCCTCTCCAAAAATTAAAAAGGAACTATAATAGTGTCGTAAAGATACTATAATAGTTCCCTTTGTTAACCCTTTAACTATTGTTTAGTTTATGGTTTTGCGCCACTGTAAACGATAATATCTCCAGTGGCAGATTTAATATCAAATGTTTGCTGTGCATTAGCGTTTACGTTTGAAGTAAATCCTTCGCTAGTTACTGAAATCTCAGGAACATACACAGTCTTGATAATTGTATAAGGAGCTTCCTTATCATCTGGGTCTTGGAATTTTACTTCTAGATCAATACCTGGGAAGGTAAAGTCTGAAACACCAAACTCTGTAACACCGGACGGTAAGAACTGTCCTGTAGTCAGAACAGCCATTAGCTCTGTGTCTGTGTCAAGTACTGTAATCGTACCAGTTACAGCAGGAATCTGTATCTGGTATCCAACAATATCTCTGTTACCCATTTCTCTAACTGCCTCTGGATTGAATGTACCATTCAGTGTAACTGACTGGACTCTGTCAATCTGTGCGGCACTAATCAAAACAGGTTGGTCAAGACCTCTAAGAGCAGCTGGCATATCTGTATCATTAACATCGGCCCAGTTATTTCCAGTAGGTACTGCCTGATAGACAGCAATTAGTTGTTCTGTTCTTGTGTCGAACGTAGTAATTGTACTTCCAGAAACAGAGTATTGACCAGACTCGGTTGCAGATACAACTTCTTCCTGGTAAATACCATCTAGAATTACGGATAGGACAAAGGTTCCGTCTTTCAACGCAACGGGAGTTTCGCCTAGAACAAATGAGGTAGTACCAGTTGTAAACTTCTCTACTACAAGATCATTTGTAAACCATCTCTTCTTTGTTCCCACTACAGTATATTCTTCAGTAGCTTCGCCATCTACAGAATAAGTAAAAGTGAAGTCCCTTACTGCACATCTACGTGCGTGGGCCATTTTTACGTAATCTTCATTTAGTTCGTGTCTAATCTGAACAATAACATCTACATCTTTAAGATCGGTAATACTTACACCACTTGCGGGGTAGTTAGTGAAATCAGTTCCTGTAAGGATTGAAAACAGTTTAATACCCACATCCATAGATTGAAATGTAGCTGTGATTGCCGGAATATCTTCAACTGTTCCGGCATGAAGTCTATTACCTAACTCGTCAATGTCTGTAGAAGGTCTATCCGCTGTAACAGACAATCTCTGAATCCTTGGAACAACTATAGCATCTCTAGGTCCAACAACCTTCAATTGTGCATGTTTTGAGGGAATAGCTAATCTTTTAACAGCCATGTAGAATCCTCCTAACTTTCTGCGTACTCAGTTATAAATCTTATTCTAGATCGCCAATACAGTTTCTCTACCAGGTCTGGAAATATTCTAATAGGTGTAACTGTAACGCTTTCTTTATCAACTTTTAGGACTCCTAGTTGTGTGGGGCTTACGCTTGGGGGGAAACCCTCATCATAATCATATACACTTATAACTCCGATTGCATCAAGATTATTAAACAGTATTCCTACAATTTCATCTCTTTGCTCTTTGTTACTTCCGTATACGTCCAAGCTCCACAATCTGAGTTTTCTACCTCTTCTGTTTCCCATCTCTTTATCTTTAAGAAAGAGTTCTTCTCCCTCTACTGCGACAGAAGGTAGTACCAATTCTTTGTTTATTGGAAATCCATCCTCTATGGTAACGCTTGGAATGGTTGAAAAAAGATTAACCACATGGTAATAAACACTTTTATCTTGCTTTCTGATTATATCCATTAGTATCCTCTTTGTTCGCCAGCTACTGTTGATGGTAGTGCTACTCCAACCAATCTTGTTTTAGTTACATAGATCAGGTACTGTCTGCCCTGGAACGAGAAATCTCCAAGGACATCAAACTGCGTATAAGTATCAGGGTTTTGGAGGTAATTCTCAGCTGCTTCCTGAATGATATTACTGGTTTCTAAATCAACTCGGTTCAATGCACTTTTGAAAAGTGCTGTAGCTTTTTGTTGTGCTTTGTACAAAAAGTTTGTTGCTCCGGTTGACGGGAACTCCAGACCAGAACCTTCGTTTCCGTGTTCCAACCAATACCAGTATGGTGCTAATCCTCTCCATCCCGCCAATCGAAGTTCTATTACTTGCTGGTACATAGCACTTCCCTCTTCTATCATATCTTCATTACCCTCGCCTAGTCTAGCAGGTGCGTATATAAAGTTTCTCCAAAAAGCAGCTTTTTGTTCTTTAGAAGTATTAGTACTCACTCCTATTAGTTGTCTGGCATATTCAATGGAGTCCCATAAATCGCCTGTATCTCCTGCCACTCCTTCGGCATTGAAGTAAATTGAATCATCTGCTAACGATGTTTTTACTATGCTCCTATTGCTGAATACCTCTAATATGTTATCTCTTAGGGGTTGATAGCTGTACTCCTCTGTAGTCTCTATGGCTCTTCGTAGCTCGTCTAATAACGTAGCCATTATTTCATCAAAGACAAAGAACAAAGCTTGGGAGTGTCGAACTTCGGGAGTTAAGTTTCTTTGAGCCTCTTGTTCAAAATATTGGGCCCAGGCTTGAGCATTTGCAGTAAGCTTATCAAAGTAATCAGCTGATAGATTAGTCATTACTTCATTATTAGACCTTCAACATCTCCAAAGAACACTCTCATAAATGATCTGGTATAATCATTCATACCATCTAAGATAACCTTTCTAATCATCTTGTATTCATTAGAAGTTGCGGGATACATCATTTCTAAGTCATTCAACATTATAGCTATGAACTTATTTTTCTTTTTATCTATTTGAGTAAGGACATCTATCAAATCCAGTCCTTCAATTTCTATTCCTTGCATAATTACCTCTCCTGTTCTTCGAGGGTTACGAGTATTCTATTTATCTCTGGAACTCCCCGAAGGTCTACCTCACTCTTTACAAATCTCCTTCCATCTACGTCAAAGTATTCCGAGTTTTCTACCGCTGTCATATTAGCTAATGTATACTTGATCTGAACTTGTGCATCACCCGTGAATATTTCTCCAGCAGTTACCCAAACAGGTGTGTCCATTTTTCCCGATCTTATATGAGCCTTTACTAAATATCCAGATAAAGTACTTAGCCAGTATATTCCGCTACATGTTGGACAAAATTGATTTGTTGAAAGTCCTGTAACTGGGTCTAAACTGTCTGTTATATCGGGGCAGGGAATACCAGATACTAGAACCTGTATTGTAATATTTCGTCCTATAGCTTCTCTGATTTGATCTATAACAGTGACCGTATCCGTAGGAAATGTTATCATCTCTATTTTATCACACTCTGGAAAACCTTGTGGAATTTCTTTCCCACTTCCTCCCAAGAGAATTGTTCTTCTGTAACTCTTGCTAAAGCTTTATTACCTAGTTCTTGTAGGGCACTTCCCCCATTTTTCCAGTCTATGTATGCCCACTCAAATGCTCTCACCATGCCATCTATACTCACAACCTGACCAACCGTATTCACCCTATCAATCATCTGTGGCATTATAGTGTCTACTAAGATAACATTATCTCCCCAAACCTCATTGTGAACAGAATTATTTGGTAAAATTTGTGGTTTACCAGTAGCTGCATGTTCCCAATTTGTTAGTCCCCAACCTTCGCCTAGTGACGTATTTATACCTACATCTGTGGCATTGTAAATCTCGTTCATTCTTGTGTCAGGAACTCCAGGAATATAAGGGGTCATAGCAGATACTACAAGCTTGTTATCAAACCCATATTGGGCAGACTTTTCTATGATGTTTATCCCCATGTCGGTAATTCCCATATGCAAGTAAAGTTTTACATCCGCTTTATTTTTTTGAAACTCTCTAAATGCCCACATTGTAATATCTATTCTCTTTCGAGGCTGATTTCTATTGGCATTTAGTATTATAAAGGAGTTCATAAACTCTTCTAGTCTATTTTGTGGGTAAACACTACTTCTAGCCTGTTCCTTATCTATAGGAAAGAACAATCTGGTATCAATTCCATGCGGTATAACGTGCATCTTATCTGGTGTAACATATGGCGCACCTGCCTGGAGTAGAACTCTCATTCCAAACTTAGTATAGATACAAACTGCATCTACTATGTCAAAGTGTCTATAATAAGCTGCGCTGTGTTCCTCCGCATCTACAGGAAAATAGGCTACTATTGGAATACCGCCAAGTTTAGCTTCTTTAATTTTTTCTAAGTACACGTCTATCATCCAGGGATCATTAAGGATGAAAATAAAGTCTGGACTAACGTGTCTAATTAAGTCTACAACTCTGTTCAACCCGTATAAGTCACCCTGAGTTCCAATAGCTGCGGGATAAATCTTGTGTTTGAAAGGATGAGGGTCTCCAAAATAGTTGATACCTAAGTGGTGTATATCATATTTATATTTTGGTAAACTCTCAATAACAGAATGATTTACCCTTGCAAAGCCTGTACTTACTACAGCATCTCCGATCCATAATCCTTTTATTTTTTTTGCCATTCCTTTAACTCCAACTTATTTTTCTTCCCCTGTTTCGTAAATATTTTGATGAAATCCTGGTAAGTGGCCTTTTCTAGAGAACGATAGTTTTTTGTTTGGGGGAGTTAATATGGTCATTAGCTCTTCCCAGTCCTGTCTTAGGAGATCTTTTTTACTTCTGGAACCTTCCAGATTAGAAAAAGAAATCTCTGCGTCTCTCCAGGCGGCTACACTCCAAGACACATCTTGTAAACTTCCTGATTTAATAATGATTGTAGCCATTA